CCTGGTGACGATAGAGTTATGAAGTCTATACCTACTCCCGACGGTTACAACGAATTTACTTGGGCTTATCCTATTCATCCAGATGAGTTATATGATTCCAATAGAACAACTTATGAAGATGGTGCTTGGAAATTAGTGAAAAACACTAATGCTGACATTGTTGGCGAAACTGACTGGGATGAAATCAGGACGCTACGAAACGAGATTCTTATGAACACTGATGGTATGATGGGTGATGATGTGCCAGAAGCACTGAAAACATCTGTTGGTGCCCTAAGAGTTAAACTAAGAGACTTACCCGCTAACCTTGCGGATGTCGATGAAATGTTCGTTCCTTCTTCTTTCCCATCAACTCAAATTTTGGAGAAGAAATAATGGATATTTTAACACTTGGTAAAATGAATCAAATGGCTAAAGACACTAACCAAGCGTTAGAGTTGATGGCGAATCACGTTTACGAAGGTCTTAATGACATATGCGAAGTACAAGCAGTACAATTACCCATATTACAGACTGCCGTTGCTGACGGAATTACAGTCATTGAAGAAGCGGCCGCAGGAGCGGGCGGTACTGATATGTACGAATTGCCGTTCATTATGCACACATCTCACGATAGTGTTTCAAATGGCGGTTGTCATTTACAATGGACAGTTCCTGATGAAACTAAGGTAGTCAAAATAGAACTTCAAGGCGGAGGCGGTTCAGGTGGACCATCTCAATGTTGTATGATTGGTCGTGGTGGCGGAACTGGAGCATATGCTTCAAAGATGCTATACGCAGACACACATTTTACACCAGGCAGTTCAGTTTACGATTTTTGTTCAGGCGGAACAACTCCTTGTAGTTGTTGTACTTGTTGCACAGCCATAAACGCTTGTGGCTGGTGTGGATGTCCTTCATACGCAAACGGCCCTGGATTAAGTGGTTATTGTGCAAACGGTGGAACTTCAGGTTGGAATAGATGTTCAACTTGGTGTTACTCTTGTTTTCATCCCGCTCAAAACGGTAACTGTAATTCACAGCCCGCTTGTGCTTGTGGAAACTTTGACCATCAGATTCAAGGAATTTCTGGAACACTACACGAATCACAATATTGTTGGAATGACAAATATTCAATCGCAGGACCAGGAAGTGGACCATTTGCAGTATCCTCAATGACAGGAATGGATGGATGTCGTGCAAACGTAGGTTGTTGTGTACACCACTCATTGTTCCCATCTGGGGGCGGTGGAACACCATATGCTCACTCTAGTTGTTGTTGGGGTGGATGGGGTGCTGGCGGCCTTGTTAAAGTTACTTATTGGAAATAAAATTTAGGGGATTAAAAAATTATGGCAAATATTACTAAAGAGATTACTTACGACATTCCCGATAAGTGGCAGACTTCTACTACTGCACTAGGAAAAACGTCTACACAGACGTATACTGGTCCAGAAACAGTTGTTGCTCACGTTCAGAATGGAGTTGTAGTCAATGCTTATAACAAAGAGAAAGAAGATGGTCGTCCACTAGCGGCAGACTTTATTGCGGTCGAAATTGACTGTAATGTAAATCCGATGCACTGCGGAATACTATGGGGTGGCTTTGAGCCTCCTGCACACTTTGAAGTTGAAGTTGGACCAGCAGATAGGTTGAATCCTACTGTAGCGGACCCTACTCATCCTTCTGAAGTGTATGATATTCAATCATTTGTAACTGGTTGGGATGGGGCTGCCTGGAAGGCGCCTACATTCGCAAAGCCTGAAGATGATGAGCCTACTATGGATGACATACGGGCGTCAAGAAATTCTCTTCTAACCACATCTGACCAGAATGTAGCAGATGATATGCCTGAGGCAGTCAAAAAGGAATGGACTGATTATCGTCAAGCATTGCGTGATTTGCCAGCAGATTATCCAGAAGGTACTCCAACGTATCTAATTACATTACCTCAAGCACCTGACGAAGTGAATGCAAGTTCAGAAGTAGCAGAAGCGGCCCTCGCAGATGCTAATGCAGATGCTGGAGAGGGAGTTGTTAAAATTGCAGACCAGGGCGGACGCACTGATTGGCAAAGTCAACTACCACCTGGAATTGCTTCTGACGATTAAAGAACAAGCAATATTTAAACAGTTTTAAACACAAAAGAGGACTTGTTCACCAGAATAAGTCCTTTTTTATTGCATATAAATACTTGACAAGATGTATTGATTATGTTATAATTGTTACAATTTTAGATTATTAACCCAGTGAGGTGAGAAATGTCGACCAAGAAGTCCCAAAAACGCTCTAAAGCGTTCTTTATTAACGGTGGTGCTGGAAGGGTACTATCGTCTATCCCTGCCTTTGAAAGATACGCTGAAGAATCTGGCGATTCTGATTTCATAATAGTTTGTGAAGCGGGTATGGATTTTTATCGAGGACACCCAGTCCTCCAATCCCACGCATACGAAGTATGGCACAAAGGTCTCTTTGAACAACATATCCGAGATAAGGATATCGTTACGCCAGAGCCATATCGAATCAACGAATACTTTAACCAAAAATGTTCTCTTGCTCAAGCATTTGATATCGAAATCAATGGTCTTGAAACTGCACGAGAAGTATCCAGTCCTGTTATCAATCTGAATAAGATGGAAACTATTACTGGTTATCAGACGATACAAGAAATTAGGGCTGGCTTAAACAAAGAGAAAGTCGTAATTATTCAACCATTTGGACGGTCTGTTACTAAGATGGGCGACTATCTTATTGATGGTACTTCACGTTCCTTTGAAGTGGCAAATATTGTCAACATCATTAATGGTCTCCGTGAAAAATATGCAGTTGTTGTAATGACAGAGATACCATTCCCTATTCCCGAAAACAAAAATCACCCAGTTGCAGTTCCAAGAGAAGCCAATTTGAGATTGTGGGCCTCTATGATTAATTCGTGTGACCACTTCTTAGGTTGTGATTCTGTAGGACAGCATATGGCTAAAGCAGTTGGCAAAACAGCAACGGTTGTTGTTGGCTCTACTGTACCTATTAATATCACATATGAAGGTGACGATTCTTTTGACGTTATAGATATAGGTAAAGAGAAGGGAAGAAACTATTCTCCTATTAGAATCTCTATGGATGATGAGAAAGATAGACAGAATGATGGAGTAATGATGCTCGAAGATGCAGATGAGCAAAGAATAATTGATTCTTGTTGTTCCTTTTTAGGAGCCTCGAAACCTTTCAGTGGACAGTTTACTCCAACCCAGGCAGATTCTGGTTGTTGTAATCCTAATGACATTGAACAAGTAGAACCGAAAACAGAAAAACCAAAGGCATTGCCTAAATATGATTTTGTTGAGAAGAACCTATTAGATAATGAGGAGTAGATAATGAGTCAGTGGATTGCTGGTATTGCCAGAGGACATAATAGTGGTGTTTGTTTATTGAAAGATGGTGAAATTGTTTTCAGTATCGAAGAAGAAAGATTAACTAGAAAGAAGTACGATGGTGGACCATATGCTTCTATGGTTAAAATCCTTGAATACACAGATAAGTTAGATTATCTAGTCATAGCACACACCCAACCAGATGATAGCCGTGTTGATTTTAGCGGCGGCGATGTATATACTGGTCTTGCCCGAAAATTACGCTTAATTGACACCGATGACCAAGTGTTAGATATGCACAAGTGGCACCACAAACTCCACGCCTCGACCGCATTTTATCGGTCAGGATTTGAGTCTGCCGTGGCCGTGATAGTGGATGGAGCAGGAACTTTTATTCCTATGAATATTGGTGATGGTAATAAACAAGATGCAGAAATGACTTGGGAGTTAGAATCTATATTTGATTGTGAATATCCAGATGAATTCAAAACTCTTTATAAACATCAAGGCGGAAGAGGACCTTGGATGGGTATTAAAACGACAATACCCTCAGACAGAGAAGCAGAAGAAGGAACCCACGAATTGGTACTTGATGATTCGGCTGGTATCGTAAAAGCATACGAAGCCGTAACACAGTATTGTGGTTGGAATCCAATCGAAGCAGGTAAGACTATGGGATTATTTCCATATGGTAAACCTAACGATAAGTTCCCAGACATCTATAGTGATGGTGGAGGTGGTGATTGGAAAACTACAGATAGAAATTTGATTATTCCTACCTATCCTAATGGCGCATTAGTCAATCAAGGGCGTTATAAAGAATTAACCACATCGGAAGAAGATGCTGGTGGTGACCTTACGAAGTTACAGAATCGTAGAGATATGGCATATGCCGTTCAGACTGAATCACAACAAATGGTTCTTGATTTAATACGAAAAGCAGTTATGATGAGTGGCAAAAAGAATGTTGTTCTTTCTGGTGGTTATGGACTTAATTGTGTCGCTAATTATTGGTATCTTGGTCAATTAAAGGATGAAGATATTAATCTATACGTTGAGCCAATTTCAAATGATGCAGGCACCGCAATGGGGGCCGCACTTCTATGTCACCATTCACTCACAAAAGATGATAAAGTAAGACCATTTGCAGAATCCCTATTCTTAGGACCATCTGTAATGAAGTCTACAGAAGAGATTGTTGAAATTGCTAAGGCACGAGGTGCTAGTGGTGTATTTGAAAATCAACAAACAGAAGATGCAGTTAATTTAATTTTGAAGGGGAACATCGTTACGTTGTTCCAAGATAAGTGCGAGAACGGTCCAAGGGCTTTGGGCAATCGTTCTATCCTATATGACCCTCGGACGCTTGACGGGAAAGACTATGTGAACTCCGTTAAACACAGAGAATATTTCCGTCCGTTCGCTGGGTCTATTCTTCACGAACACGCACACGAATGGTTTGATATGAGAGGATTGGAAGAATCTCCTCATATGATGTATGCAATGTATTGTTCGGATGAAAAATATGCAAAACAAATTCCTGCTATTATTCATATAGATGGCACTTGCAGAATTCAAACGGTTAAGGAACATCAAAATCCAGTTTATTATGAAATCATTAAAAACTTTTATGAGCAAACAGGAGTTCCTATTATATTTAATACGTCTTTCAATCTAGGAGGAGAACCCTTAGTTGAAACGATTGATGATGCTATACGAACACTTCAACATAGTGATATAGAATACCTATATATTCCTGAAAAGAATCTCATTATTGAAGTGAAAAACAAGGAGAAAGAAAATGCCCCGAAATAATGACCCACTCGTACCTAAAAAACCTAAAACAGACCCTTCATCGCCTTTTCATAATACTGTTAGAGGCACCGGTCACAAGACTGAGGACCAACTTAAAACGCAACTCGCTGACAAGATTCCAGTTTCACGGGTTAGAGACCCCGAAAAATTTACGGTCGTCACAGGAGGAGCAGGATTCTTAGGCACTCACTTGATTAAAGAGTTGAATAGTCGAGGCCAAAGACGAATTTTAGTAGTGGATGATTTATCAGACCCGAACAAAATACAGAACATCAATTGTCTAGAATTCTTAGACTATACTGACAAGGATGATTTTATTAGTGTTCTTGATGCGGCCTGTTCCGCTAATTTAGTGAACGAGGTCTATCATTTAGGTGCTGAAAGTTCAACAACCTGCACCGATGGCAAATATCTGATGAAAAATAACTATCAGTATACTTGTAATATTATGGAGATTTGTGCCAGTGCCAGAGTCCCATTAGTTTATGCTTCAAGTGCCTCAGTGTACGGTGAGCAAACTAAGGAATGGGGAAACTTTAATGACAAATCAGATGACTATACACCACAAAGTTATTATGCGTTAAGCAAACTTCAAGCAGATAAGTATGCCCGTAAATTTGCCGCGAATCCAAAAGAGTATATTATCGGATTAAGATACTTTAATGTTATGTCCGATGGTGAACACGAACAACACAAAAGCCAGAAATCACCACTATGTTGGATGAGAGAACAATATAATAGAAGTGGATTTGTTCAACTATTTGAGGGTTCTAAAGACTACTATAGGGATTTCATTCACGTTGATGAGGCAATTAAGACTACAATAAATGCAATGACTCAAGGCAAGACTGGTGTTTATAATCTAGGAATGGGAGAGGCAAAGTCTTTCTATGACCTTGCCCTTGAAGTTGTTGATAACGAGGACCAAATCAAATTCATCCCAATGCCTGAGGATATAGCAAAAGGCTATCAAACTTATACAAAAGCAGATATGACTAATGCCTGCTTTGGAATTCCAACAAGTTAAGGTAAATTATAACCTTCTTTATATCCCTTCTTTTGTGAATCGCCAGGTCTAATTCTATAATTATCCTCGGGAGTATCTTTTGAAGATGCCTCGAGGATAACTGTATTAGGCTCTATTGAAACTACTTGGTGTGGTGTCATAGGTTCAAGGTGGAGTACACCACCCTTCTCTATAGTGACGAACCTACTCGTAGCATCACTCATATCCATAATCTCTACAATTACAGCACCTTCGACAAGTAACCACGTCTCGGTTTTATTCTTGTGGAAGTGCATACTAGACTTGTGTCCCTTCTCATAAAAATGTAATTCTTTCATACAGTAGGTATCATTCGACTCTAGTATGAGTTCGTGACCCCACCCTTTCTGTATTTTATTAGGTTTATAAGACATTTTTTGCTCTCTCTATTGTTTTACTCGTGCTTTTTCCTTCAAGGATGCTGATAATTCTGACTTCAGCCAGGTCAGCCCCAACTACATTTCCCTTAATATAATCACCACCTTTAACGATTATGTCAGGTTGTAATGATTTTATCAATTCGTATGGTGTGTCATCATCAAATATAATGACGTGGTCGACTCCTGCTATGGATTCTAATATTTCCTTTCGCTCGTATTGGTCATTAACTGGCTCCCTCTTAATACGTTTCATAGAAGCATCACTATTTATCCCGACAATTAATCGGTCTCCCATATAGGATGCCTTTTGTAGTAGATGAATATGACCAGAATGAATAAGGTCAAAACAGCCGTTTGTGAACACAACGGTTTCAACCACTGCCTCTTTATCTGGCACGGCAGTTCCTAGTTTTGCTACTACATTTCCTGCGGCCCTATTTGCATAGTCCATTGCAGTCTTAATATCGATATCACTAAATAGGGCGAATGTTGCAATAACTGTATCTCCTGCGCCTGTTACATCTCGTACTTCCTGGGCGATACCAGGACGTATAATTGACTTTCCGTCACGTCC